AAACAACTGCCGCTCAGTTCGATGGAGCTGCTACTATTAGTCAAGTAGAAGAGTTCAAGACTCTATGTAATAATCATTATAAAAGTATAACAGCATGATAGATATATTTAAAGAAAAAGATAATAGCGTATCATTAGCCTTGGAGAATTTCTCTAAGGCTAGCCTTAAGACTATGGCCAATGAGGTTGTTCATAGCGTTATGGAAGGTCATGAAGATGCTCTTTCTCAATACATAAAGGCTAAAGGATTAGCTGAGATAGCAAGTAATATAATTGACGGACTAAAGGAACAGGCTGTCATAGAGGCCGATAAGTATTCACAAGGTGAGAAGTTATTAGGTTGTACATTCCAGGTGAAGGCTACTCCTACCCTGTATGACTTTACTAATAATCAAGAATGGGTTGAACTAAATGAGCAGATAACTAAGCTAAAAGAAACTCAGAAGGAGATTGAGAGAGAGATGATTGTAGCTATGGGTTACTCTGAAATGGTTAACAAAGATGGCGTTATAGTTCCTATGGCTATCATTAAGAAAGCAAGTACAAGCACATTGTCAATACTAATACCTAGTTAAGATGGAAAAAGAAGAACTGAACATGGACACCCTTAATTTACTTAGGGCTGTAATGAAAATCTCCTCATCTCTTAATGACTTAGATGAAGTTATTGAGCAAAAGACATACTATAAGTACGGATTTAAGATAGAAGCTAGAAGATGGGTTGCATTTATGGAACAACATACTGCTGACTTAATGAAGTCATTAGTAGAAGAAGACTCTAATCTATTGATGGAAGTATACAATGCTATTGATGAAGCGGGAAGTAAAGTACAAATGAATACTCCAGAGCATACATCATTATTGTTATTTTATGTTAAATTAAAGAGTGCATTACATGATATAGAAACAATGGGTGATACTAGGAATACATTTTATCCTAAATTTATAGAAGTATTTACCAATAAGGTTACTTCTCAGATAGAAAATCAATATAACTTTATTCAAAACACAATTGATTCCGAAGGTAATGGAGTAGATATCATAATAGACTTCTATAATAAGTTAGGAAGCAAGATAATGCATATAGAAAATGATTTACAAAATTAAAGAAGTATTAGAAAACATAAAAACAATTTTGTTTGTAATTGTAATTAGTATTATTTATAATAAATTAGATTAATATGAGTTGGGAAGATTGGATTGTTGGTAATGGATGGGATGAGCATAAGACTATTTTTGACACACTATTGGAGTCTGCCGTATCATCTTATGAATTAGATAGTTGTACTAGAAGACAAGACCACATAGATAGAAGAGATTATCTATTGAAGTGGTGGAATAAGCACAAGGAACACTTTAGAACTTATACTACCTTTATGAAGGTAGGAGATTTACTTAATATGGACCATTCATCTGTGTCACATTATATCAACCATAGAAAGAAGTCTAGGTTGTTTGTGGAGAATACTAAATGTATTAATGATTACTTAAACAGTTAAAAATGGAATATAAAAATTTAGAGCATGTGCTAGACAGTTTGTTTGGCCCATTTGGTGTGGAGCGCACATTAATTATCTCAGCTATAGAAAGAGACTTGAGTCTACTTAATAAGGTATGCACTAATGACAATGCATCTAAAATATTATTACTATTCAATGAAGTGTTTGACAAGAAGTCTAGACTAATAAGTAAGAAAGTTCTTAGTAAGTATAAAGAAATTCTTAAGCACTACGACATTGAAGATATAAGAACAGCGATGAACAACGCTAAGAATGATGACTTCCATAAGGAAAACCATTACAAATATTGTACGATAGAATATTTCTCCAGGATTGAGCAAATGGATAAGTGGAGCAACATAAAGAAACAGTCTACAAAGAGTGACTTTGTACTACCTACATTTAATATCAGAGCATAATAATGAATGAACTACGAATGCGCTCAGAAGAGTTATTGATTTGTTCAATACTAAATGAGCCAGCTGTTATTCACGAATTGATGTCTTCTGTTAAGGCTGAAATGTTTGAGCATCAAATAAACAAAACAATATTTGAATGTATAACAAGCATCTACCTTGAACAAGGAGCAATCAATTTAATAACCGTCTACCAAGAATTAAAGAAAACTAAGTCACCTTTCGGAAAACAAGCCCTTGCCATACTGCCTGAACTACACTCTAAGTTCTCATCTCAATCATCTTCGGAGGTTAAGAGTGCGCTGAACTATCTAATATCTGAAGATGTTAGACACGAGCATGTGTTCATATCTAAAAAGATATCCGATATGTCTGCCTCAGAGTCTTACGACCCTAAAGAAGTGATAAACATCATGCAATCTCATATTGCTGACAACAAATTCAAGTCCATCGTCAATAAAAAAGATTTTACTAACAAAGAATTGTTAGAAGAATTAGATAAACGAATGGAGGAAGCACTAAACCACGAAGGAATTAATGGAATCAAGACAGGATACACTCGTTATGATAAATTAACATCTGGCATGCAACCTACAAACTTTATTATAATTGCAGCTAGACCTGCGATGGGTAAGACTCAGTTTGCGCTAGGATTAATTAGGAATGCTTCCATACGAGATAACAAGAAAGGATTATTCATATCGTGCGAGATGGATGAGGTTCAAGTTATGAAGAGATTGATATGTGTTGATAGTGGTATTCCTGGGTATTCATTGAAGCGTGGTAACTTAACAAGAGATGAAACACTTAAGTACGAGCAAGCTAGAAAGCGAATTGAGAAAGCAAGTTTCAAGATTGTTGCAGGCTCATTTACCATATCAGATGTTCTATCATTAGTGTATAAATTAAAATACTCTGAGGGACTTGACTATGTAGTTATAGATTACATACAGAAGATTACATCTCCAGGCGCTCAGAACAGAACGAATGAAGTCGGAGACATTTCAAGGAAGCTAAAAGATATGGCTAACGAATTAAAGATACCTGTAGTTGCACTAGCACAATTATCTAGAGCAGTTGAACATAGGGTTGATAAGAAGCCAATGCTTAGTGACTTAAGAGAGTCGGGAGACATAGAACAAGATGCAGACATCGTAATGTTCTTGTATAGAGCAGGTTACTATATGGATGTAAACGAAAGAGAAAACAACCCCACGGCTCAAGACGGCTACGCTGTTATAGCTAAGCACAGAGATGGAGACCTTGAGGACATACAGCTAACATTTGATGATACAATACCCGCTTGGAAGAATCCAGGAGGGAGAGATGAATATAGAGAAGAGTATAAACAAGAGACACTAAAGCCCAATGTAGATTTTGATTGGAGTGGCTCACAACCTTTTTAGTATGGCGTTAATAAAAAATAGTAAACTAGCAAGTCAGGCAATTGACTTTGAAGGTTTCGAGTTCGGTAGTGTACACCCATCTGACATTGATTGTGTATTAGAATTTGATAACAAACATTTAATATTAATTGAAGTTAAAAGGTTTGGATACGATATACCAACAGGGCAAAGATTAATGTTAGAAAGGATAGCAGACTCTTGGCACGGAAACAGCATCGTTATCAAGGTTGAGCACGGACACGGAGAGAATGGAGATATTCCATTAACAAGTTGTGTAGTCACTAAGTATTACTACAAGAACAAGTGGGCAGATGCTAAGGGACTAGAGAGTTTAAATTCAGTATTATATAAATTAGCAGTCACTTGGGGTATAAATAAACTTAAGCCGTTGGCTGACACAGATTTTGATAAGATATGATAGATATATTTTCAGAAGAAGTTAAACCTAAGATATACGTTGCGGACATAACAATAGAATGTAGAATCCCAACAAGAAGCAAGAAGGTTAAACAATACGACATTTCTATATATAAGTTACATAAACAACCAATTACTTTATTGCTTGGGGAAATAGTAAGTAAAAAAAAAGAAAAGGTATTGTTTGATAAAATATATAAAGAGTTTATACACAGGGGAGACTACGATAAAATTATATTCAAGATTATGAGTATTGAAAATGTAGAATACCTATCCGAAATATCTTATAAATTCGACCCACTTATACATTAGTATTAACATTTTTTTATTATTTTTGTTACAAATTAATTAAATAACCATGGAAAAACAACTTTTACAGACGCTGGACTACTTGAAAGCATTTGAGGTTAAGCTACCAAAGCAACCAAAGATGCCAGGTATTAAAGCAAGAAGACTTCGAAATTCTCTACTTGAAGAACAAGTTAAAGAGCTTCGCGAAGCAGCAAACATTTTAGATGTAGCTGATACTATGTCAAACACGTTTTATTCGCTATATGAAGCCGCTCACGAGTACGGATTGGCTGATAGGTTGATTATGTTGTTTGATGAACTTCACAGCTCTAAGATGAGCTCTATGGACATGGATGGTAATCCTATCTATAATGACAATGGAAAGATGATAGCCTCAGATACTATGAGGTCAGCTAACTTCAGACCAATTATAGAAAGAAACTTCAATTTATACATAGAGAGCGATACGATGAAGGAGATTGCTAACATACAGCAAACTGCTACTGAGAAGAAGATTGTTAAAAAAATATCAAAACATCTTAACATATTTGATAGATTATTATTTGCTATAGCTAATAAGATTGAGAGTAGGCTGAAGAAACGAATTGAAATTAAATTCCCTCAATCGGAAAGTGATAGCATTATCGTATCCGTTTATGGAGAAAATTATGCAATTACCAACTCGTAAATACGGAAATAAAAAGATAGAAGTGAATGGAGTTAAATTTGACTCCAAACTAGAATTCTATTGCTATAATCAATTAAACTTATTGGGGTTTGAGTTTGAGTTTCAAGAGACTACAATACTTATAGACAAATTTAGATACAATGGCGCTGGAATCAGAGCTATAACGCTAATAGTAGACTTCGTACTAAATCTAGACGGAAAAGTAATCTACATAGACACAAAGGGATTCGCAACCGAGGTATCAAAGATAAAATATAAGATGTTAAAGAATCTACTTAAAGATAAACCCAATACAGAAGTGGTTTGGCTACACTCACAAAAAGAAGTCAATGAATATTTAAGTAAATTAAAAAAGTAAGCAAATGTCAACAATTAACAGAGTTGTCCTGTTGGGCAACGTAGGAAATGTAGAAGTGAAAGATTTTGAATCTGGAAGAAAGTTAGTTCAAGTATCAATAGCAACATCTGATGGATACAAGAAAGATGGTAAATGGGAAGATAAGACAGAGTGGCACAAGTGCATCTTTTCTATTCCTGCTCTTGCTGAGAGAGCTGCCTTAATCCAAAAGGGAGATAAGATTTATGTGGAAGGAAGTATTTCTACTAACGCTTGGACAACTAAAGACGGAGAAAAGAAAGAGTATAAAGAAATATCTTGTACTATATTCAAGACTTTCTCTAGAGCTAATAAAGATGGAGCAAAAGATTTTAACCAACCGAAAACATCGGTTAGCGAATCTTTGAATAGCGTGGCAGACGACATGCCGTTCTAATAGAAACAAACCTTATGGTGTATAGGTCAACCATATTTTTAAATTATGGAAAAATATACATTCGATTTATTGCCAGAAGATATTGGTGAGATTGTTACGATGATAAGAGTTCAGCATCTAAAATTACATGCAGAACCATTCGCTAAAAAGTTAGGAGTTCAAGAAAAAATGTTGTTATCAGTAGAAGATGGTAAAGGTCCTCACGGAATGCTACTTCTTAAGAAAATAAACGAAGTGTTTCCTAACGTAAATGTTACAGTCAACGTAGAATTATTGTAATAATATTTTATATTATCTTTGGATTTATAAAATAAAGTAATGGTGAAGACAGAGGCTTGGACAAGAAAAGAAGGTAAGAATCCTACGGGAGGATTGAACGCAAAAGGTGTAGCTAGTTATAGAGCTTCTCATCCTGGTAGTGCGCTTAAAATGGCTGTAACAACTAAACCATCTAAATTAAAAGCAGGAAGTAAAGACGCTAAAAGAAGAAAGAGCTTTTGCGCAAGAATGTCTGGTATGCCAGGCCCTGCTAAAAAACCAAATGGTGAGCCAACAAGAAAGACTCTTGCATTAAGAAAATGGAATTGTTAATTATTTAAAGAATTTTCTTTTCTTATCCGCTCTATTCTTTGATTGGTCTTGAGATATAGTTTTCGTTTTAGATGTATGTGCTACATCTTTTCCATCGTGATTACCGTGAGTTCCATTTTCTCTATTAATAGCTTGTAAAAGGGCTCTATATCGCTTTCTAGATGGTTTAGCGTTATACGCAGTATCGTACTCAGCTTTCTTTTTTTTAGCATCTGGATTTGCTTGGTAAAACTTAGCTGTTTTCCCTTTACCCACTTTAGTTCCTGCCAATGTATTTCTAGCCATTAGAATTCGTTTAATAAGCAATAAGATATTTTACCATCTTTAGCTTTGATTAATTCAATTATTTTCTTGTATTTAGGAGTGTCATTAACTACTTGACATCCAGCGCTCCAACCAGCGATTACATTCTCATTCTTTGATGCGCTTAAGTTATAAGTATTAGCATGGAAATTTATGCCATACCAACCATGTTGTTCTTTACCTAGCTCCTCGGACTTATCGTCACTATCACCATCTCTATGGATTTTAATCTCAGCACCTATCTGTAATAATGCAGGCATCTTACCTTTATGTAATCCATATTTCCAAATATCGTAGTGCCAAGTATCAGCGCTAACAACTGCAGCTCCTTCCTTGTTATATGATTTAAAACCGTTCTTTAATATCGGAGTTCCAGGGTTAGTAGTACAACTAGTAACCATAATAAACTTATCTCCATCAAACAAATATATTTTATCGTCAAAATGATTTGGCTTATCCTCAGAAGAGCGAACGCCTAGTAACCAATATCCAACAGGAATATTCTTGAAGCTACTTAAACTCTTAACTTTATCTAAAAGTTGAATGTCTGTGTAATTCTTTACCATATTATTTCCACTTATCTCCTTCAGTCTTGATTCCAGAAACAAACTTTCTAAATCCTGCTAAGACATCTCTTCCTGTTACATCCTTGTAACTTTCATTCATACTCTTTACCTCAGTGTACACACAATAAAAAGCAAATGCTTTCGTTAGTAGTAAGTCAACTGCTATAAAGTGAGCTACGATGTCTCCAGCTATATATTTTTCTATTCCAAAAACAAATAAGATAGCTCCACAATATAAAAATGTTTTCTCTATTGTTGCTCTAAACTTTCTGCTCTCAAGGGATGCTCTTCCGTTCTTCTTAATTGTTCTCCAAACTCCGAATACAGTGTCTAAGATTATAGCTAGGAATGCTATTAATACCATTGGTATTGCTGGGGCGATTACCATTGCTGCCGACCCAAATAATATTAATAGTTTTGCTTTCATATCGGCATTACGGTTCTTTTAGCTATCTGCCACGTTATCCACAGCAAGATAAGAGTTATAAATATTCCACCCATAGTAATCATAAAATGAGCCCACTTAGGTATATACTTAACAGGAGGACTAACAATAACCTTAACGCTATCCTTGTATATAGTATGACCTTTAATGGTTTTATATATCACTTGAGTCTTAGCTCTAGTATAATATACATTATTTTTTAATCTTGTTTCTAGGGTAATTATCTTTCCGTCCTTGTCTCTTAATCTTTCACCTAACTTTGAAATAACGTGTCCAAGTGAGTCGCAGTATAAAGTATCTTGTATATATATAGTCTCACCAGGAATAATAATTGTAGTATCTCTAACTTGTGTAACTACTGACGTGCTGTCCTTTTGAACGCACAGTGGGCAGTACTTAGCAAGTTTCTTTTCCATCGAACATGAAAACAATAGTATAAGTAAGATTGGTAAATACTTCATAGATACAAAGATAGGGAAAAAATGCTATACATTATATGAAGCTAATAAAGCACCCATGTCGGTTACTGATATTATTGCTGTTCCAACTGTACCATTAACAGGCACACCTACGGCTACTGAACTTGCTGGAGGTACTGCTAAAGTTCCTGTTAAGCTACTACCTACTCCATAAGTAACGCCTAATCTTACATCCGTTGTTGCAGGTGAACCTACAAAATAGTCTACACTATATAATTGAATATTTGTAGATGATTGATTTTGTACTAACCATTGAATTTGATTACTAGTATTTATAAAAACTCTTTGAGTTCTTACAGCCATATATCCACCGCTATTAAATAAATTACCTGTTATAGTAAACCCTCCATTATTTGTAGCTCCTACTTGAGTAGATGATGCAAAAACATTACCTACTACAACATCATTACTAGTACTGGTTGATGAATATGCAGGACCAACATTAGATATTAAATTGCCTATAATAGTATTTACTTGAGTATTATTACTTGTTGCTATTCCTACCGCACCTACTGAAAGTCCACCATATACATTTCCTGTTAATTGTGTTATGTATGCAGCAACAACAAGAGAAACAGCTGTTGAGTTTTTAGCAATAACATTACCAATAAACCTCATATTAAGACCTGCATTATTATTACAAGTTAAACACACGCTATTTCCTCCTACTATATCACAAGTGTAAATAAGATTAGAAGCAGAAGCAAAACTACCTCCACCTATTGTAGTTATAGGGCATACTTCTGTAGTTATTTTTGCAACAGTAATATTTTGATTTATAGTAACAGTAAAACCATTTGCATATACATCATCTCCAGCAGCAGGCAAAGTACCTCCATTCCATGTTGTAATTGATGACCAGTTACCAGTTAATATTGCATATCTTACTGCCATAATTATAAATTATTAATTTCGGCTTTTAACTCTTCAAATGTAAGTTCTGTTTTAATAGTATTATCCATAATTGGACTATCATTTTCTATAGAAGTTACTTTACTAATTACTAAATTAAATAAGCCGTTATCTCCTTGACTTGCTACTATGTTTATTTTTGTTTCCATTATATATATATTAATGATAATCTATTTGTCCATGCACCTACTGCTACCTGTGTAATTGGTGAACCTGGAGTTGTAAAGTTAATTCTTTTTATTGTCCATGTAGCTGAAGATTCTGCAGTTCCTACTACAGCAGTTCCAGAATATTGATAAGGGTTCACAAATGCACTTCTTCTTTCATAATTTAATCCAACTGCAACATCTCCACTACCTAAAAGCGAAGTGCTATTAACAGTCTTTATATTTGTACCGCTTACTAGAGTAGCTTGCTTAGCATTCAGTGCAGTCTGCAAATCTGTTTGACTTGACAGCGTACCTGTTATTGTTCCCCATGTAACGCTACTAATAGAAATAACTAAATTACCACTACCAAGTAATGAATTACCATTAATAGTTTTAATGTTTACTCCACTAACTAATAAATCTTGCTTGCTTGTTTGTAGTGAAGTTATACTTGTATTTATAGATACTACATCTGACTGTAGTTTTAATATATCAGACTCACTTAAATTTAAACCTTTAGACAATGCCAATATATCATCAATCTTCTTATTGGAAGATAGATTGTTTAAGGAACTACTTTTTAAAGAGTCACCCTTAGCTAAGCGTTTAGATTTAGGTGTATATGCCATTTCTTATTATTTTTTTTCTCCTCCTGTTCCTGGAGTTAGTCCTGTTCCTGGAGTTAGTCCTGTTCCTGGGTCTGAATTGTATACTCTTATTTCTATTGCATTTGGAGCAAATCCACCAAAATTACTATCAAAAAGTAAATAATTTTTATAAGATATTAAATTAATTAAATCAACATTTTGTGGATATCCACCAAAATTATATAAATCAGTTGGTGACTCAATATACATTTCAGGTAAAAAAGATATTATTGTTTTATCATTTGTAAATAATCCATTAGAATTTACTTCATAATAACCAACATCTTTATAAGTAAACCAAATATTCCCAATAGTATTTTCTAATACTGTTACTATTGGTGCTCCAAAATCATAACCTATGTCTATTGTTCCTGCGGGGGTTGTTGGAGCTATAATATCAGGAGTTACTCCATTGTATATAAACCAAGTTCCTGCATTATTATCTGGAGCTCCAGACTTAGTAAAATCTGATTCTGAATCATTTTGAACAATTAACATAGTAATTCCTACAGGAAGAGTAGGCCATTCACTAGCGTGCTCACCAAAGTTTACTATATACTCATGTTTATCTTCCACTCCTGTTTGTGTTAATAAAGCAGTAAATGATTTATACGGTAATCTTGTTGCTATGTTTATTCCTGTTGACATATTAGTATGTTTTATGTAATGTAAATATTTCAGTAAAAATAGAATTTCCTGCATTATTAGTATTCCATTGAGCTGTAATAACAAGTGTATTAGCTATAGTAGTATCAAAAGTTGTGTTATTTATTATACTAAAATTCACACCTTCAAAGTTAAGTCCTGAATTTTTAGTATATGCAAATAATCCTCCTGATGCTATTGAAGCTACAGTAG